GTGGTGTTGTGTCAATCATCTGCGGAGTAATGGTTGCCATCTCTAGCTCCGTTTCTTCTATCCTTAACTGTTTCATTCCGTTCTCAAGCGTCACTATTTCGCCATTAATGCCTCCGTTTCTACCCTGAAGCACCACTGGCTTTGTGTGGATTACCTTATTTGTGGTTGGTGTCTCAATTGGAGTCGCTTTACGCGCCTCTACAAATGGCTCTACTCTTACCGCAAAGTTTGGTATTCCTCTACACTTATAGCAACGATTTTGACCGTCACGTCCAAGCCTTGGATAGTTCGTTCTCGGCAGTTCCTCACGGCACTCCTCACATTCCTTAAACCTCGCTTCGTATTCTCCGTCGCGGTATAAAATTCTTGCAAGTTGTGCTGGTGTCAGCCTCTCTCCATTCATAATGGAAAGATGCGTGAGCATTGCCAAGTTCGTTTCTATGTCATATTTTGTATCGTGTTGTATATTCATATTTGTTTTTAATTCAGTACTAGCAGCGCCTTTATTTGAATGCGCTTTTCCCGAATTATTACACTGGGTGTACATTTCTTGCTCACAGAGCTCGAAAATACCGCCAGGAAATGGTGTCCGTCTCGTATATCCATATGTGCCACAATCGTCTGGCACAAATCCTAAATCCATAAAAGAAGTGAACAATGGTAAAAAGTTCACTAAATTATAGCTAGGCTTTGACTTGATTATTTTACTCCTAATCTGGGAGAATGTTTTCTTTCCGTAAAAGAAGCAATTGCGTAAAACATCGTTACAATTGTCTTCAGTTGCTGATTCTTCATCAGCGCATCGTCGTATCCAGTTTGATACTTCAATCATTTGTGGCAAATCAAACAGAGCTACATATTCTCCAGAAAGAAGTCCGGTTGTGCATTTAAGGAATTGACATTCCGAAAAATTTTTGTATGGTAATACTGCACTTCCGTCCTTCGTTGGTGGTGTGAAGATTATGTCATACTCTGCAAGAAATTCAGCATACAAGACTCCATTAAAGTAGTCTTTGCATGCATCAGATAAAGTTAGAAAAAGATCGTCTCCTCCAAATTTATCTCTCACATTCTGATTAAAGTGGTAAAGGTCATTTGCGGGCGCAGATAATATGATTATCCAGCCTGTCCTGACATATATTGCATTGACTAAACAATTCAATACGAATGTCAGAAAGTCTCCTGATGGCATAACTCCTGGTATTATGATTATAATATTTCTCCCATGTATTCTTACTCTAATATGAGCAAAAATACAAAAGTGAAGCAAAATTCTCCTAATATCAGATTCTA